AACATCGCCGACATATCGCCATACACGTCAACAATGCCGCGAAACAACTCGACAGCCTGCTCCCGCATCGCAGCCTGAGCACCGGAAACATTCAACGCCGCCCACAACGCCAACAACTCGGCCCGAGCAGAACCCGCCGCACCAGACTGCGCACGCCGGTACTGCTCAACCTCAGCCCTCGTCGCCACCGTCAGCCTCGGCCCGCTCGCCCTGCTCCGGACGGCGTGCCGCCTCCGCAGCCTGACGCACCAACGCCGACGCCTCAGCACGACGCTTATCCGCCTTCAACCGCGCAATATACGTCTCGTCATACCCCAACTGCTCAAGCACAACATCAGACTCAGCCAGCCACGGCAACGCACCGATCTGCTTCACAACCGCATCAGCAGCAGCCGCCCGCGACGACGTCGACGGATCACGGAACTTAGCCCGCAACGTCAACAACTCCGGCGGCAACTCCGACAAACCATCCCGCAACATCACACCCGTACGAGCAGCCCGAGCCCACGCAACACCAAACGTCTCAATAGCCGCCTCGGCGTCAATGATCAAATCTTCCTTAGCCGCATAAATCGCCTCAGCCGACGCCGGATTGTCCTGCACAATCCCCAACGAAGAAACCGGAAGATTCGTAGCAGCCGCAAACCGCTGCGACAACCCACGCAAATGCTCAATATGAGGCTGCATCGTCATCTGCGGAAATTGCCCCACCTGCGGCGGCGGCGCACCCTCATCCGTGTTGCCACCCGACAACGCCCACACGCGGCCAAGGATCGCAGTCCACTTGTCCTGAGTGTTCCCCTCGGCATCCTGAAACGCCGACGGGTCAACATTCAACGCCCAACGCTGCGGCGACGAATAGAACTCCGCCGAAACCTCTGTACGCAAAACTGTACGGACAGCCTCATCGGTCATCGACATCACAGCACGCGAAACACGCGACGAACCAAACGGGCGACGGTGACGCGGACGGAACGTCAACGGCTCGACCGGAACAAACGGCACCGGCAAACCCACACGGTCCGTCTTCCAACCCTGCGCCACCTTCGTAAACGTCAACACCCGACCCGGAAGATACATCACAATAACCGTCGGGTTACCCGCATCATCCATCTCAGCAATCGACAGAGCCGCATCCAACGCACGCTTACGCGGATTCCACAACCCCGTACCCGTCAACGCATCCCGAGTCGTAACCAAAACCTCAGGCTCGCCCGACTGGACATCGCCCCGAGTCGTAGCAATAAACGCCGTCGCATGAATCAACGCCGAAACGTGAGCCTGCGGCGCCTCAATATCCATACTGTTCTGCGCCCACATCGTACGAATCTCGTACGGGTCCGTCTGCCGCGACGGCATAACGAACCCCTCGAGGCGGCACCGGTGCGCCAACGCATCAACAGCCTTCGCAGGCCAATCCAAAACAGTCTCAACCGACTTCAACGACGGCGGCAACGAAATCCCAAGATCACGCAAAACATTCTTGCCGTCGTAATACTTTTCCCGCAGCCGATTACGGTGCGACTTGTTCTGCAACTGATTCAGTAGACGATCAAGTGTTTCCTGATCCGAGTGATCTAGCCCAGCCGGGCGAACAGCATGCACTAGATCACCACCACCTTATTTTGAGAATTAGACATACTGACCTTGCCTGAATTGCGGGCCTGCCGCCACAACATCCGCGCCCCTATCCAGCACACCGCTAGGTCAACTTTACGTTTAGACGACCGATGTTCCTTACCGATCGTTAGCCCGTAGCGACCCTCGCGACGGCGCGCATTCTTCGCGTGCTGGCGCATCCGGTCACTATGCACAAACAGCGCCGTACCCGACTCCAAATCCTCGGCAAGCTGAGACACGGCAGGCTGAAACATTTGCTGCATCGACGGCTTCAACATGTCGAACGCCACCGAATGCCGACTGACACCCGACTGCACCGGCCACAACTTCAAACGGCGCTGATACTCGCCGTGCCACTTATCAACCAGCGGCCACCAAAAACGGTCATCCTCAACCGCATCATCGGCCTTAGCGTGCGACGGATCGAACCAAAAACCAACCACCCGGAACCGGTCGAACGCCTCCATCACAGCCGCATCAACCGCCGACCGCGACACAAGCTCATCCCTGCCCGGCTGCTGCAAATGCCAGACTTTGCCGACACCATCAGACATCCGAACAATCACAAGCCCGGTAGCATCATCCGACTTCGAACCGTCGCCAAACATGACGACACGCTCGCCATCCTCAATGTCGATGTCGCGGCGCATGCACTGGTCAATCCAGCGCGGCTCACACCACGAATCCTCAGTACCAACAACCTGGTTGTACCACTTACGGCGAGACTCAGACGTCGAGTTGGCCGGGTTCAAAATCGACTTCACAATACGACCATTCGGACGCACATCCAGCCACGACGCATCCCCAGCAATCGACCGCACCACAGACGGCGCAGCATCAGCCGTCAACGGCGCATTCGGCGGCGCCTCCAAACTATCCAGAAGCACACCATAATCGGCCTGCGTAGCGTCGTCGCCCTGCGTCGACTCCCACGCCTCCCGCGCCCGCTCGGCCACCGAATCCCGGCCCGGACGAAACGCGTTAAAGATATCCAACATCCGCGCAGGCGACCCAGTCTCCGCCTTAGCGGCGTTACCCTCGAGCGCGCCCGCCATATCATGGCCACCGTTCGACGCATCCCAATTCTGCGTCTCATTCCGGACAACCTGCTTCGGCCGGCCACCCTCGATAGCCGCCGGAGACGCCGTGATCGCCTCAACCTGACGCCGATCACCATCCGACCACACGTTCAACTTGCCTATCTGAATGCCATAATGCTGTTGCGCCTCCGGCGAAATCAGCGACGGGAACAACTTCATCGTGTTCTTCGTCTGCTCCTGAGACACCGCAACAATCTGCGTCCACGCGTCCGGCTCTTCACGCCCAACCGGACGGTCACCGTCGAAATGGTCGAACACGATCGGCGCATGCAGCGAGCCCGCAGCCACGGTCGCCGCGATCGGGTCCTTGCCCCAGCCTTTGAGCCGTTGCAGCATGGCCGAGTGGTACAGGAAGTCGCCCGACCCGTCGATGGCGTAATACCACAGCAGAAACCTTGACTGTTCCGGCGTGAAAACCCACGGCTTGCGGCCCTTACCGGTCAGCCAGTAGCCACACCACGACAGGAAACCCCAGCCCAACGAGAACTCAGGCAACAACCAGCCGTTATCCCACTGCCACGTTGGGCCGATCTTGACCGGCTCCCACTCAAGCTCAGTCGGCGGAGGAGTATCCGCCAACATGCGGCGATACCAGTCCTCAATCTCGCGATAATCGGCCTCGCGCGACGGGATGAACGCCGCAGAATTAAGAGACCTTGCCATGAGCAGCCGCCCACCGCGACTGAGCCGCCTGCCGCTGCTGATTCGCCGGCTGCGCGCCCTTCACATCATCAGGCAACTTCAACTGACGCCACAACGCATTACGCGCCGCACGCTGCGTACGAATCTCACCAATCAACGGATGAATGATCTCCTGACCCATCGACCCCGTAGTCGTCGTCGGCTTCCCCTCAGACTCCCACTGATCCGAAAGCGCCGCGATCATATCCGTAGCCGCGCACACATCCTCGAGCGTCGCCAGCTCATCCGGGCGCAACTCGTAAACCGACGTGATCCGGTCCCACATCTCCAGACCGGCATCGCCAAGCCCGGCAGGCGGGTTAACAGCAGCCATAACGCGCCCTCCAAAGGCATCCAAAAACTACGAAGCAGAAACTACGCTAACCTCAGACAACAGCGGATGATCCGGGCACACCTCCGACAAAGCCGCCTCCAGATCAGAAATGCGGGACTCCAAATACGTCCGCGCCAACATTTCCGCCGAATTTTCGGCAGCGGTCACCGGCTGCAAATGGTCCGGATTAACACACATCGAATTCCCGCACATGTGATGCGCAGCCTGCTTGCCGAGCGGGGCCCCGCACTTAACCTCCAGCACCAGACGGTGCACGGCGACCCGCTCCCCTTGGAACTGCGTAATCGGATATCCTCTAGCGTTGGACCGGCTCCAGCGCCAGCACCCGGTATCGCCGTCGACATCGGACCTTTCCGCGAGCGCGGCGTAAAAACCGTGCTTGTCTCCAGATTCGTAGGCCAGCCGAAGAGACGATTTGCCCGCCTGAACGAATTCTTCCGTGACCCAGGAAGCACATTCGTCAGAGCACGTCGTCCTGTGCCGCGCCTCCTTCGGCCCCCCGCACCACAAACACGGGACTTCGGGTGGCCGGTTTTTAGCCCTGCACTCATCCGAGCAATACTTGCGGCCCCTGACGGTCGCACAACAAACGGGGCACAGCTTGACAGCTGCGGCCAGCTGCTTTGCCCGGGCCGAATCGCCGCCGCAGGCAGAAAGCCGCCGAGCGCACGACTTGCAACGCTTAGCGTCCTTTTGGGTCGACTCGCTCTCTATGCCACAATCGGCGCAATTGTATCGATAGCGCTTCCGATTCTTGCGGACATACTCGGCCATCGCGTCCCTGCACGGGCGGCAAGTCTCCTGGCCGCGAGAGCGGTGGCGGAAGTATCCGGGCATAGTTCCGCAAACATCATTACTCATATTGATTCCTCCGGGCATGCGAAAGGCCCCGAGCCGGAGGACTCAGGGCCTTTCTTCCCTCGGGGATCAGCCGAGGGCGTCTAAATTGTGCTACATGAAAACGTCAAAAAAACGGGATTTGCCGCACGCAGTTCCCGAACACCTACACCCAACGCGCGGGGCGGACGCCAGCCCGGGGGATATACCGGGTGGGGGTAGGGGTATGTCGTTTAAAGTGCGCCTGGGTGCTGCTCTTTCGGCAGCCTCAGCTTGGCTTGCCGCGCTTTGATGCCGTCGAGCTTGTCTTTCTCGTCCTTGACACGCTTGCAGTCAGCGCAGATCGCCTTGAGGTTGTCCATGCTGTGCGTTCCGCCTCGTGCGACAGGCACAACGTGGTCTACCGATATGGCGGTGCGCTGGTGGCAGAGGTAGCACACGTGTCCGTCGCGGGCTAGTACGCGCGCACGTAGCGAGTCCCAGTTACCAGGCTTCCTATATCCGCTTGGTCTAGACATCGCGCATCGCAACACATTCAGTTGACCATGATTCAGGAACGCCGAAACGATGCGCTTTCCTTGGCTTGCGTCTTGCGTTGCGTCCTTGGTCGTCGAGTATCGAGCGCTCATCATCGTGGTCTACGAGTGATGGCATTGTGTAGTAGCACTGCATGTGTGTGGTATGTAGCCATCTGGTTAGGCGCTCATCGTATGGGACATCT